AGACTGAGGTCTGCTCTTCCTACCTTACTAGTAAGGAAAGGCAAGAGGAGCCCAATAGGTCCGTCCTTTTATCGAAAGATAAAGGCCATCCCTCCTTAACCCCTACTTGGAAAGGGGTAGTCACTTAAGATTTAATTGTCTATAACGGAATCTGGCAGGGGAAGTAATTCCCGATGTGCCTAATTCGGTCATATACACAATTAATAACTTTGCGACCTTGGAAATCCCTAAGGCCACTGAAGCATCGAAGCGGTCTGTAAATACCTCATCAGATAGAGGTATTGTCAGCGCTCGGAGTCTCAGTGGTCACTTCGGATCACGAGCGGCTACAGCTAAAGTAGATTCCCTCAACATATCGAGGTACATCTGCTCAACTGAGCCATACGCGTGAAGAAGAGGATTTTCCATAAGGAGTTCTTGGTAGGGCTCTATGGACGTTAACAGCATCACAAGATTAGTTGCTAAATCCCCTAAGGGTTTAGAACCTACTTTGTGTGTTGGTAACGAATTAGTAAATAGTTCAGCCATGACTCCCATGAAGATCTGCATAGCAGAACTCTCAGCGAGTCTTGGAAAACTAAGGAGACCTAACTTCCCTTTGATTGCTTCAAGAGCATCAGAGGCCGGTAAAGTCCCTCAGGTTATATACATAACTTGTTCACTAATGAAAGCCTTCTCAGACATCTCCGCCCGAAAGCGGCGAGGCCTGGCAAGGACTCTCCCATAGAAGTCACCTACCGCAGTACTTATACCATCCTTAAAGACCCAACCCTTAGCCTTCTCAGCAATCAAAAGAGCAGTTAAAAGATAATACTTTTTACCACTTTCACGAATAGCTGAAAAGGGAAAGGGGGATATCTCCTCTCCTTTATAAAATCAACGTTTCGCGAACTCAAATAATGAGTCTGAAACGTGAGTTTTAGAAGGGGATGTAGATACCCCTAATCGGTTCATTAAGGAGATGTAAGCTTCCCCTAAGCGTTTATCACCAATAATTATATCATCACCTAGTAGAAAATATGGGGATGACTGTCAGTCAATCCCAATTTCCCTACAAAGGTAATACATAATATAGTGGTGTGTGACTGCAAACGAAGCTCAAGATGAGTAGAATCCCATAGGATTACCGACAGAGTATCGAATACTCTGTCCGTCGTAATCAAACGGATAGCCTACCATAATGTCTTCCCATGCGTCACAATAAACCTTAGGTAAGTGCCCTTCTAAGAGAGACTTAATCACTTGAATAGGAAATCTATCTGTTGCTGATGATAAATCAACACTATAATAGATCTCCCAATGATTAGTCTTTCCCACAAAGGTACCCTGGTCAAAAGTACAGTCTTGAGGAATCTTCCTTAATACCCTGTAAAGGTACTCGTGAAGACCCTTCAAAACTGTCTGACTAAGGTAATCACCGATGGCTATTACTCTAGTCTTTCCCTCTTTATCAGCAAAGTACGATATAGATCTATATCGGTCTTTACCTTTTGACGGAAAGAAAGAAGAAATAACATCGGCGAAGCGCTCAGCTGTACTGAGGACGAGTCCCAATTTTAGACCTCCAACATTGATAATAGAATCCCTTAACTTACTTGGTAAGAGAAGGTAATCACATCATCAATGGAATAAAGCGTGACCTGACGGTCCGCTCTTGGAGCTAAAATGGAATCGTCTCCATCTCAGCATACGCGGAACAACTCCTTGATGCTGGTACCCTAAAACTTTTCAGAAATCCTGACAATACTTATCAATACCCGCTAATGATGCACCCTTATCCAGGGGATCAATTATTGGGCTAATAAGTGGTTCAGGCTTTCCTTTCAGAGCCCGGCTTGCGAATAGAATAGTGAGTAAAACTCTTCACTCTAAAGTGGAAAGTTTTCCCTGTTCTACATCGGAGGCCAAGGCTCCTAAAGCTTTAGGAACACCAGAAGGTCGCAGTCTCACTCCTGGAAGTCTTTCCGGATTACCTGATAAGTAATTCAGAAGATTCCCCCTTATAGCCTTACAATAAGCTATAGTCGGGAGTATACCCCGAGTTGAATAAACTCGGTGTATATTTTTCAGAAGCTCGTCTGAGCGACGGAGGAAAGCTGGATCACATCCTGAAAAGGATATGATTCAGCCCAGCACTTTCCGTAAAAGTCCTATATAATTAAAAATTTTATAGTTTTTGCTGAAAGTGATGAGTCCTCTGTTCTCTCAGGTGAATGAGACGGTCGAGGCCATATAGAGGCTACCAACCCCTATATATCTCACCGAGGTGCGTATAGTACACCCAAACTGGCCACTACCAAGAGTGGACTGGATATAATCCAGTAGTTTTTC